ACAACAGCGTGAATACAAAATTAGGATACCCTACACTCGGTATTCGTGAGGCACTCCATTCGATGCGGACCTTGTGTTTATAAAGGTGAATACAGTGTGTGATGTGAAATAAAAATAAATTTTTTTTTTATCGTAAAAAAAACAGTGGAACAACAATCCGAATAATTTTTCCTTCTATTCATTAAAAACAATGTCGTCGCAAGAAATAAATAAAGATGTTGATGCTGGATTAACACCAGCAACATTAACACCAGAACCACAAAATACAACAGGTACTCCAAAAGCCACTGTTTCTGGTTTAGTTGTTTCTTTATTTCGAAACAATTTATGGGAATTCGCTCAAAAGCACCAAATTCTAATCGGGATCCAATTTGCGTTAGGGTTGGGTTTGCTTATTTATACCTTGACGATTCCAAAGACAAATTTGACGAAATCCGATAAAAATATAAAACGTTGGATGATTTCCTATAGTGTTCTGGTCATGGTGTTTTCAACCATTCCGTTTCTTAATGTGGGTTTAGTGATCCTATCGTTTTGTGTTTTTTTCTTGAAATTCAATAAATTTTCACCTGCGGTAACATCACCAACAAATTACTCTAATTATTCTACTCTGCAGCTACTGATGATTCTCTCGATGGGTTTAGTTTGTTATAGTTGTGCGAAGATCAGTTGGGATTTCAGACAAGAATTGATAACTGGTGGTAAAACCGTATTAATTGGAAGTTTAGCGGCCACTAAAGCGGCAGCCACTGCCGGTTATGATGCTACTAAAGCGGCAGCCACTGCTGGTTATGATGCCGGTAAAAAGGGAGCAGGTCTTGCTTTCGCTGCCCATACGGCTGCAACCGAACGTGCAGGACAAGCCGGTTTTGCGGATGTATTGACAATGTTTATTGTCTCTGTATCCGTGGCATTGTTGTCTTTTTTGGCGACGCAGATTTAGGACAAAATATATTTTTTATTTTATTATTTTCAATAAAAAAACAAAACATGTCGGGGTATGAATTATCCACACAACACAATTCCCAACAGTGCATGACTCGGGAATTTCCGGTCGACGAGGCATTGTTTCGTAATATTGCCAACAAGAAATCAAGTGCCACGGGACCCCGCCAGGCGACGCTCCAGCAAGCCCGATTGGTCGAAACGGATATGGACGTGTGGCCTTACAACCGTTTTTTCCGCGGAAACGTGAATTCGACCGAACCCATCGTGTGGGACCGCGAAGCCGGTTTTCGATCGATTCAACCGTTTATCCAAAACGCCATGCCTCCCGGAACCGTGCCCATGAGTCCTTACATTCCTTCCGTCACCAAGGGTATGTACTGTTTCCAACCACCCTGCAGCACCATTTTCCCTTGCAACGTCAATGTGGTGGGAAGCATCATGCCGCAAAAATGTGTCAACATTTCTCCCTAATTTTTTCAAACTTTTTTTCCATAGACGTAGTGGCATTCAAACACCACTTCCCCACTTTTATCAAACAAACGGTAGGGTCCATGCAACTTTCCTCTGCAAAAGAAATATTCTGTGCATACCTTCTTCTTCGATTTTGAATTGGAACAGCAGTAATATAATCGACCTCGACCATGTTTAACTCCGTTCTTGTAGGCTACCTCTCGCAACAACTTAAAGTGACCCTCCTCGTCTTGATAAAATATTCGACAACACCCGTGTCTGTTGCCTTCCCCATTCTGACGGCACTCTATCCACAAACCACAAACGGGATCGTACATCATGTGCAACCTCATACCTTCTGCCACTTTTTTGAAGTACTCATAAAATGTCGGATCATACCCATACATGTACCCCAGCACGGATTGCGGAAGTTTGTTCTTTAACATTTTTTTGTTATTTTGTTCTGTGGATTATATTTTTTTTTGAAATTTAAACAAAAAGAATCCATGGTAACAAAATAACAAAATAACAAAAAAGAAGGATGACGACATCCACAACGACAAAGACGAAAAAGGAGGTGAATATCATTGATAGCATCCGATCGATGATCAGTAAAAACCTCACCGAGGACCAGAAGAAGGATTACGGACGGCTTGCGGAAAAGTTCCACCAATCGTTTGACGTCGACAAGACCCAGGTAAAGGACCACGACGTTAAAGAAATTGCCCTGGAAGAGTGTCTGGCCTACCTCGTGGAGTCGTTAAAGAGTGGTTTGCACCCAAAACATACGACCAAAACCGAGAGAAACCTCATCGAAGCTCATTTCGGAAAAGAATGGTATAAACACTTTGAATACGATCGCGACGAACTGGACGGCGAAAAAGATGTCAGAGGAGAATCAATCCTTTAACTTTGTTGTTGTTGTTGAATACGATAATCCTGAGAAAGTTTTTGTTGGATGTAGCGTATTTGTGAAGGAGTCAGATCGGGGTAGATCAAAGTGATCAACTTGCGCCACCACGTTCGATGTTTTTTCATGTCCTCCAATGCGATCTTTACATCAGAGTTGAGTTTTTGTGTCTGTGTCTGTTGTTGTCCAGATGTAGGTGGAGTGATTGTAGTGGGTTTTTTTATTCGTTGTAAGACTTGCGATTGTGTTATACGTGTCTTCCTTGGAAATATGGAATCGATGGATGATTTGGTGGATGTAGAAGATGATGATGATTCCGCAACTTTTTGGAGGAGTTTATCCCATTGAATCTCCTTTGTATTGTCCTTGGTTGTAATTTGTTGTTGTTTGGAAACTCCCTTTGGTATTACGTTTTCAAAATAAAGTTTTTGTTTTCTATTTTTCTTTGCAAGTTGTTGAAGGGTTTTTGGTGGTACCAGAGATTTCAAGAAATTCATCTTCTTCAGTATATTTTTTTTGGCAGTGATACACTTTTCAATTTCTTCTTGTGAAACCCCATCATCATCTCGAATAGGACAAAATCCGAGAATAGTATAATCTTGTATAAATTCATCACCATCAAAATAGGAATCCACAAACATCTTGAACTCTGCGTTCCATAAGTCCATGATCTTCGTCTTCTGTTCATGGGTTAATTCGGTGCTTTTGTGTACTATGGTTAAAATTTTGGCAAAGTGATCTAACGTAGAAGGTATATTATCTCCTTGAATTAAATCATTGACAAAAGTATAATAGGTGACCCAACCATCGAATCTAAGTTGTAATGATGATGGTTCAAATATTTTATTAAAATTAAGATATATCTTTGCAAAATCATCAGTCTTAAACCGATTTTTTCTAACTCTCAAGAATTGTAAAACTGGTTTCCGACGCAGATCAACAACATCAAGAGGAGGAGTTTGTTGTCGCATCTGTCTGTATGTATATGTATATGTATCGTATCGTATCTACTTACTTTTTGATAATTTATTAAAGAAAGAAAAAATAAATAAATTTTATTCTTACGGAGCCTGTTGAATGGGATAACGGGGATTGATATTCATGGCCGGGGAAGGTTTAGAAAACACAAGGTGTCGTCGGCGTATCAATGGAGGTTTGGAGGAAGAAACGATGGAGATCCAAAGATTTTCGAATTGAAAGGCAATGTGTTGTTTAAAGACGTTGGTGAATTTGGTGCATTCTTGTTGCATCTTGGTGTACGTGGGATTATTCTTGTCCTTGCTGGAAATGTGGTGAATCACGCTCATGGTTTCCAGGATGCCGATACGGAAACCTTGGTGATGCATCGCCATATCGACGCCCCACAGATATTTCGTAAAAGGTTGAAGCATAGTCCACCATTTTTGGTACCCATGGACGGTAAATAACTGGAAAAACATTTCGACAAAGTTGGTGCGTCGAAAGGCCTGAAGGGGTGTTTTGAATTGCGAGTGCATAAACCAGTGGCAGCTCGTGGATTTTCTGGAAAGGATGGGAGAGATGGTGTGAAGATCTTCCACTTCCATCCATTGGAGAAGAGACCGGACACAAAGGGAGTCTTCCAATTCGACGTCGTCCAGCAGAACGAGAACAGCGGCAATATTGGCGTGGAGAAGAGAGGGTTTCATCTGTTCTCGTAAAAAGGTGCCCAAAAAACTGGGCGTGTGTTGGCGAATGCACCAGAGGACACGGGGAAGGACGGGGTAGGCCGATAATGGATCCAAGAAGAAGGAGGCTTTTTCAGAGTATTGAGCGATAAAGACAAAGAGGAACCACGAGGGGGGAAGCGTGTTTCTGATTTTTTCAACATTGGCCCACAGCCATGCGATTTTTTTGGGAAGTTGGGGTTCTCCGAAACCGGGGAGGATGAGCCACACGCCCCTGTTCCCGATGTCGTCGTCGAGGATTTGTTGAAGAACAGGTATAATAATATCAGTATCGTCCTTCGAATTTCGTAGGTTCATGGTGAGACCGTTTTCGGGATCACGTACTTTCCACATGGATGAAATCTTACACAAGTAGGGAAGAATCTATTAAATCGTGAAAAAAAAACAAGGGATTTTTTTTTTTCATCCAGCATTACAAAATAACAAAAAACAAAAAAAGAAAAAAAAAAAAGTTTTTATCTTCCTATTAAAGAAAATAATTTTTGTCTCTTCATCATCCTATTATCACAATAATGGCTTACGCAAGTGACACAGAAAGTTACAACTATACCAACCCTTCAAGGACCTACGGAGTCCTTGGTGCCGATTATAACCAACAGCTTGTTCCTCCCATTCCTCGTAACCCTTACATGGATATTCTTGGTGGGATGAACACCCAGTACCAGGCCGCGGACCCCAACTCTGCCAATGACAATGGCTACTGGACGTTGATGAAACAAAATAACGGACAGCCCTACTCGACCATCCAGGGTTATGGATACCCCAGTCTTTGTTCGTATTACAACAAAGTCCAGTGTCCTACCAACAAAATCTTGGGCAGCTTTCCCCCTGCTCTTAACCAACAGACCGCAGCACCTCAACAAAAGATGACGACCACTCCTTACCCCGCCGTTCCTACCACGACACTTGCACCCAACATGCAGGATCTGGTTCGTTTTATGAATAACAATCAATTCACTGTCTATTATGATCCCAGCACCGCCCAGGCCGTCACGAATGCCTTCCCTGCCGAACTCCAGCCCTATTTGAAGTGGGTGGATGTTTCCATCGAGGCCAACAAACAGGAGATGCTTTTGCGTGGAGTCCCCGTCTCGGCGCTTCCCGCTTTTTTCTCCGCCTCCAATCCAACCGTCGTCTACTCGCGCGTGCCCCCCAGCATCCAAGACTTTTACGTGTTTTGGTTGCGTGCTGCCAACACCCCTATGATGTTCCCACAATCGTCTACCGGTGCACCCGTACAGCCCGTTATGGTGGATCCCAATGTCAAGTACGTCGTCATTGTCAAGGAAGGGGACTTTTTCTCCGACCAACTCACGAATGCCATTCTTCAAAACCCATCCTACAGCGCCATGACCAAGATTATTAATTACAAGGACGAAAAGAACCTTGTGGCGTACTTTGGAGGACCTGCTATTCTCACCCAAACCATCTCGACACCCACCACCTTTAACCTTACGAATATGAAGAACATTCCCGGTTTCAATCCTTCCCTCGGACTCCAGGACCTCTATGGACGCATCCAGAATTAAACCATCGAGGATAGGAGATGATCGTACATCATCTGAGCGTGTTTTCTCACATTCGGATCTTTGATGTGAAGTGCGACGTACGCGATGTTTCCCAACCCTGTTAAAGATATTTCCCCTTGATGGTTTTCCTGGATCGGTCCGAGCATGGTTTGGAAAAAAGTCCATTCGTTGTTTTCGGTCTTGATGTAGGTAATGGCATCCACATATTTCGCCACTTGTTCCATCGTCATGCTGCGTATATCCAGCAACTGCAGCTTTTTCTTTACTAATTCTTCCAAGGGAATTCGTAACCCGGTCTTGGGTGAAAAACCAACCTCTGTGATTCTTTCAATCTCTTCTTGGCTCAGATACCTTTCCAACAAATTCTCAGGAATATGATTCTCCAAACTCATGTGTACGTTTTTTCCTTCAGACCCTTTGAATTTTTTAAATCAATAAATCAATAAAAAAATTTGAATATTTTTTATTTTTTACCCTCCCATCAAAAAAACAAAAATCATGTATTCTTGGGCTCAAAAGGTATGGTCTACATTAAGTGCCCATGAGCGCCAGTCCTTGATGCGACCCATGGCGTCTGTTGGTAAAGTTGGATTTATGGACCGGTTAATGAGGAACCAGGTCCAGGGAACAGGTCACTCTTCATCTTGTTCTAAAAAAATATTTTCGTTATACTCTTTGCCACATCCTGTTCTTCCTCCGACGGATGTGGCTCTCGAAAAGAAATGGATCACGAATCATCTATTCTCCAACAAGAAACAACAAAAAGAAATGAAAGACATATGCAGGCAAGAAAAGATTTACGGGATGGAAATCCCGGTTGCCCATGGTGGTCTGGGCATTTCCACGTATCTTCACTCCATGTTTCTGCGTTACCTTGTTACTGTGGATAAACAGGCCGATTGGATTCATCGAATCATGGTTCCGAATTCGTTAGGTCCGGCTCAGCTCCTGATGAAGTACGGAACCCCGTCACAAAAGGAGGAATATCTTCCGAAACTGGCCAATGGCGACATGACACCCTGTTTTGGGCTTACCGGACCTTTCAACGGTTCCGATGCCGCGGCATTCCCGGTTCACGAAAATGCATCCAGGTTTCGTGACGAAAAGACGGGGGAGGAAAAGTTTCGGTTTTCGTGTCACAAGCGGTGGATCACGCTTTCTCCGGTCGCGCAGTTGCTGGGTCTGGCCATTCGCATCCATGGAAAAATCACGCTCGTTCTTGTCGATCTTACGCGGTTGTCGGAAGACCAACGATCTAAAATCGTCATCCGAAAACATCATCCGATCGGATCGTCGTTTCCGAATGGGGAGATTCTCATCCAGAATCTGGAGATTCCGGTCTCATGGATCATCGGTGGGGAGCCCATGATTGGTCATGGGTGGAAAATGCTCATGGAATGTCTCCACCACGGTCGGGGAATCAGTCTTCCTTCCATTTCCGACGGCGCGTCCTCGGCCGTCTTGTGGAATACCTTGTGGTACACTCTGGTGCGAAATCAGTTCGGGCAACCTCTTTTTGCGTTGCCTGCCGTTCAAAGCATGATCGCCGACATGACGATCCGGGTCTACTTGGGACGCGTCTTACAAAATTTTTACCACGCGTTGTTGCAGGATACCCAACATAATAATACCTCTTCTGCGCTGTCGGCCATTATGAAATGGGTCATGACTCATTTTCATCGCGAGGTCCTGACTCACGGGATGGATATTTTTGCAGGTCGAGGAATCACCATGGGTCCGCGGAATCCGATCGCGCATTATTATCTTCAGAACCCGATTCCCATCACGGTGGAGGGGTCGAATACCTTGACGTTGCATTTAATCGTTCCGATACAGACGATTTTTGAACACATGGTCCTCTTTTCCAAGATCACCGAGGCGTTGCAAAATAAAAATCCGGGCGACTTTTATCGAGGAGTGGGAAATGTATCGGGAGATATCGCGCACAACATTCTTTTTTCCATCGTGGGCAATAAGAATCAAAAACGCATCAGTCACACCATCCTGACCGCGTATGCGGCACTTGTTCGTGGAAAACACCTCCGCCACGACCAGGCCCTCACAGGAAAACTTGGTCGAATGATCACGGGATGTGTTCTTCACACCGCCCTGGAATGGCAGTATATCCAACAAAAAAAAAATAAACAACAGGTAGTGGATTCAGTGATGCAAAGGGTATGTGATCGTTTTTTGGATGAATATTTCTTCCATGACCAGCGGTCGCCTCGAAGTCTTATGCATTTTGAAAAGGCGTCGGATGTTCGTCACGTGGCCTCTTTTTTTCTTGATCCAAAGAATCTGGAGGGGACACTCGAACACTGTCTCCATTATGACCAAGACACGGTCTTTGCCCGAATTCGCCAGCAATGGATTCTTGATGAGGAAAAGAACCCGTCTTCTTTCTTTAAAAAGGTGGGTCAAGAAGACCACGAAGAGATGGTGCGCGTGGATAGTTATGAGGAGGATAACTCGCAAAAAATAGATAAATAGCAAAAGGTGTGAAGCCCCATGTGGCATAAGACACGGTGTTCCGGACGGGACAAGAAAAATTTATAGTAAAGGTAGAGCAATCCACCAATGCATAACATGAATTTACCGGAAAAAGAATGATACGAATAAAAGGCATAGATCCAACTCGTCAATGCGATGAACCGATCAAAGGGCCGCATTGATTGATGATAGTGGTTCATGTAGGAAGTAAAATAGAGGATACATAACATAAAGGTCATAAAGGGAGAAGAAAACACAAAAGAAGTCACCGGAATGGTGATTAAAAGGATTTGAGAACTTCCGGTCCAGACTAACCGCTGAAGAAGTATGGATCGTGTGGGAATATTGATCGGAAGGTTCATTGTCGTTGTCGTTGTCGTCGAACAACAACTCATGGAATTGATTGTTTCCGTTTCGTGTTTATCGAGACATTCCTCTTTTTGACACCAACACTGAAGGATCCACTCTGAAATATTTTTTGTTGGAGAAGGAGGAGAACAATATAAAATATCGATATGAATCGGGGATTCCAACCAATGAAAACGATGGTATCTCCAGTGAAAAAAATCAGACGTGTTTTCAAACATCGTATCCCCATTTTTCGATCGAAAGGGGTAATGCATCGTGACATCCAGGATTCCCTCAAAGAAAGGCAACAGACGTTCCAAACCCTTGTGTTTTGGGGAGAGACAATGTTGGAAACAATATTCTTTTTCATTGTCTACAAGGTATTGATGGGTTTGTAACAAATTCTGACGATGAAATAATCGACCTTCCGGAAATAACACGACAATCGTTTTCGGGGACCGACCTCGCATCTCTGTCAAACGTTTTTCAAGGTGTGTGGGATCCATCAGATCTCGATGGGCGAGCAGATGGTATTCGGATAAAAACGATCCAATTATGGGTAAGCGGGTGGCCAGGTCTCCCACCACAAAAAAGATATCATAGTCTGGAAAGAGTTTGGAAAAAACACGGTAATGAACCATGGGATCCATGTACAAGACATGGTTGGAAACGACAAGA